ACTCGCCAATAACGACGCTATTTACAACTAACGCAGTTTGATTTCTACTAAAGTTTAATAAATATGTTTTATAAAACGATGACGATGTGTGTCGTACTGTGTTTATATAATCTGTTATCTGCGCTAAAAATGCTGGATTTGTATCATCAATAGCCCGTAAACGTATTTCGGTTCTATCTGGAGATATTTCATCAATTCTTAAATGTTGCTGGTCATAACTACCAATTAAATTTTTAAAGAAATTAACCGCAATTTTAAAATTTCCTGCTGTTAATTTTAATTTATTAAATTCATCATATAAATTGATTGCAATCGGGTCAGTTGGAAACGTAATAGTCCGGCCAGTAGTTTTATCTACATATGTTGGTATTTTTGTTTGTAATTGAATTTTATGATTACCGGTTTGCCAAACACCACCCGAATAAACATGTAATTCAACACAACTTGGGTCTTTTTGCTTAGAAATTGCAGGAATGAGTGTAAAGCGATTATCTGCAGAATAGCTTAAAAATTCAGTTACTGATTTGTCTAAACGTGTTGCTGAAACAGATTTAGTTGCACTATTTATTTGGTCAATATTTTTGTATTGTGTTATCATTTAGCCTTGACCCCAATTATCTTCATTCTCGTATATCTCGTACCATACATTGTTATAAAATGACCATGAACCAAGTATTTGACCGGTGTTAACAGTTAATAAATTTCGCACCTCATTTTCAAATCCAGGGAAGCCAAACGGAAAGTACTCACCAGTAATCAAGTAACCTGTACCATCATCTGGAAAGTTATACGCAGGTGGCGGGGTACTAGTATTATCTGAACTTGGTGTTGTCGTACTTGTCGTTCCCGGAAGCGCATAATATCCTAATGCCTCTATTTGACCATTAACTTGTTCAAATATTGGGTATGTTGTGCCGTAAAGTTGAATTTCGCTTAATCTCGAGTTACCACCAAATGAATATACGCCATGGCCAATTGTACCAGTTAATGATGGTGTTGTAGGAATATCAATAACATCAATTCGCCAATAACAGTTGTCAGTTAATACCCAGGCATTATCTCCAGCAACTACATTAATTTCATAATTATCATATGCTGCCTCGTTGATTATATCAAGCACATATTCTAATTCTAATACAGGATATTCATTTGTTCCAAAATCTCCTTTTGTTTCTGAATATAATTCATATAAAAATCCGGATGATCGAAAAGTTTCTGGCGTTGCTCGTCCAATAATCATCCTAAAGCCAACGTTGCCTGATTTGTTTTGAGATGTAAACTGAGTTTTTATAGTAAATTTGAGAGTTTGATTTTTAGCACGTAATGTATCTAATGTATTTTGTGTGATTGTATATGTGCCTAGTTCTTGTTGCTCCGGTCCAACAAATGGTAATCTTCTAGGTCCAGCGTCAAGAGCTCCATTCCCATCCTGTTTAAACCAAGTACTGAAGGCTGATGTATTAATTCTTAAATAGGTCTGTGGCTGATTTTGTGTATCAAATATAGGAGGTATCGTATAACGAGTAGAAATTAAATCTTGTTCTTCAATTTCTTGTGCCTGAATTTCAAAATCAACATTAACATCAACATTAGAAGATGTAATATTAACTGATACGGGAAATTTATAATATTGAAATGCAGTATCTAAAACACGTAATGTTGATATTGTAGTTATTTGTTCTGCTACCGGTTCAATAATTAATAACGGCTTAACTAAGGCAGATTCTTCAAATAATATATTTCCGGCTAAATCTCTAGGTATAATTGATTGATTGTCTGACATATATGTCATCCCTAAAGAATAATACCGAGCTTGATCCTGCATTGCCATTATCTAACTACTTTAAAATTAATTTTGTCGTTGATATACTGTTCAGTAAATCCTTCTTTGATTTTTAGCTCTAACCGATAATAACGTTCTGGCATAAACCCATTCATGTCTATATAGATATAATTACTGGTACTATCACAACTTACTTTATTATAAATATCATCATATGGAATTATAGCTTCATCTGTTTGAGCATCAAATACCGCATACGTAGTAGTTGACGGCAAATATTTAATTGTTTCTATAGGAAATAAATTTGTTGGTGATTTTTGAGGAAATTTGTCTCGTGCATATATTCTAATTTTAGCAATCTCAGTATCTTTATACTGCGGTTTAATTTTAGTATAAACTATATATGATTCTAAATTAGATGCTGTCAATGATCCAGTAACAAATGCACTATTATCAAAATACATTGTTAATTTAGGAACATATATGGTATGTGTTTCTCGACTAAAATATCTAACAAATCCAGTTACTGTATCATTTAATTCATCAGTATCAGAAAATTGAATTAAGAATCCATTATTGGTTATTGAGGCACCACCACTTCCGCTTAACCATACTTTTAATGCATTTGTAACATCCATATTAATATCAGTGGTACGATAAGAAAATGATTCAGATGATATTAGTCCTGCAGTAGATCCAACCGAACTAGATTGAAACAACCAAGAGCCACCAGTACCACTTCCTGATACATACAATGTGCTAGTTCCAATTTTTATGTTTTGACTTGATGAAATCCAAGAAGAGCCACTATAAGGACCGTTCCATGTTACACCATTTGTTGTTAACGCAGATTGATATCCAGTGCCATTAGTCCAATCCTGGCCAGCTAATTTTGCATGAACCGAATATTCTGCAGGAAGATTTTTTGCATCAGATGTAAATAATTGCAATACAAATTTACAATCAGTAACTGACTTTCCATATGTAGATAATGATGCAGAAATTTCAGTCATATCAAATTTAATAGCACTTCTAGACTTTAACAAAGTAGCACCGTCAGTGCCCAATCGTTTACCAACTTCTAAAATTTCGTCTAGACCAGTATTATATGCTGGTATTGATTCATATAACGTTGCGTCTTTTGCTGCATAAAATATTCTAAACATTTATATTCCTTTACTGATTTACTACGCGACCTTTAATGTCTCGATTTGGAAATTTTACTTCAAATATACTAGGATCTAATGAAGGATATATTACTCCATTTTTAGTAGCAGAATTTATATCATAAACATTGCCAGAATATCCAAATGTAATATCATATAGATTTGAAATTGTTGCTCCGACTACTGTCTGAACTCCTTTTATATTAGCTAACGTAGTAGTTATATCTGATTTTATGATTGGTTGATTAATTTGCCATCGATCAACATTAAACATTGATTTTAATGCATTAATGCATTTCAATAAAACTTCATTGCTATTATAATTTGGCAAAACCGAAATTTCGAAATCAATACCTAAATTAATAATAAATGCATCTTTAATATTAACAGCATCTGTTAAAATACGATAATAGTTAAGATATGTTTTTAAATTTTCTTTTACTGCTTGATTTAATTCAAATAATTGTTTTGAATCATTAAATCCTAAAACATACATGTTCATTGCTAATGGATTAGCAATTCTAGATTGTTGATAATTTGTTTGTGTTATTTGATCATCTGGTACAATATATGCTTTTGCAACACTACCAAATTTTGCTGGCATTGAATATGCGCGAATTATATAATCTTCTCTTGTTACTAAACGATTCTGAGTTGCAAAATTAGCTAACGCATTATTTTTAATGTCTTGCAAAGTATCAGAAGTTTTAGCTCCAGAAGCAGGCCCACTATTATTAACAGCAATTGTTGATTTAACAAAATTAACTAGATTGCCACTGGTTGATGTATTAATATCATCATTATATTCAACAAAATTAACTAGTGTTAATACATTTGCAGGGACATTATCTACAATTCCATTTCCTATAGTATATGTTATTGTTAATGTAGTATTAGATGGTGCTTGTCCATATGTTCTAGTATATAAAAAATTTGATGGGTCAATATCAACATCAACATTACGACGAAATCCTGCTAATCCATTTCCTACATTATCTGGATTTGGAACTATTTCTTCATCATTATTATCTGAGATGCCTGCTCCAAATTGTAATTCTAATTTGTTATCGCTACGTAAACGTGTTATATAACGTTTTGCAGTTTTCTTTAATTTTAATAAACTAGGAGATGATGATCGATATTGTGCCAGATCTGGGTCGTTTTCTGCCAAATTTGGAACATCTTCAAAAATAGTATCTTGAGCCAAGTATGGTACTTGATACCAATTATCTCCATCAGATTCAACAACTGAAATAATTTCCGAAATATTTGTATCAGGTAATACTATTTTATCATATGCTAATGGTGTTGTAAAACTGTATGTTGCTGTTTTAACGTCTCCTGACACTGCACGCACTTGTTTTTTAAGCAAATAATATGTTGGTAATTTTGTTGTAGCATTACTTTCATATATGGTTATTTCGGTAGGACTAGTCGACGATGAATATGCAAAATCTATGCTATCCAATGTTCTAAATATTGCAGCACCATTATTTTGTTTAACGCGCATACCAGGTTTAATTGATAATGCATAATTAAAATCCGGTGCTACTGCAGCTCCTGCTCCAATCGATGGTATAATATGAAATACATCCAATGTTACATATGCCGGGACAACATTATTAGGATTATATCCCAATGATTTTGCAATATCAAATATATTAGCTCGTTCCGATGCTTGTTCTAACATAGACTCTTTTAAGTTTGAATCTGCATAGTATGATAACACATCGCCTACATACGCAGCTAATTCTAAGAATACCATTCCTGGCGATGATTCATTGAAGTCTACATATGTATCTGGAAAATATTGTTTAGTAAAATCAATTAGCCCTTTCCTAAACTGACCAAAGTCTTTTCCTAAATATGATATATCTTTTTTAGTTTCCATATTATTGTACCGTTAATTGATTATCGTTTACAAAAATAGTAATTGTATTCAATGCATCATCTGTTGTTGAATTAACTATTTGAAATGAAATTTTTACTATTATATTATAATCCAATGTAGGATCATCGTCAGCAGTAGTAGTTTCAATTTCTGTTATATTAATATATGGCAGCCAATAATTTACCG